CGGCGGAATCTCATTCTTTACTGTTGCAGCCGGTACGAAACTTGATTCTATCGACACACATAATACAGAATTATTCGATGATAAGAATGAATCTGGACTTACAGAAAAGATTGCAACAGATTTAGGTATTGCCGCCAGCTTGCTTTCTGGCGTTGGTTCTGGAAGTTATTCTGCACAAGTAAATAATCTTGAACTTCTCTCCGCTCAGATATTCCAATGGACTGCTCAAATCGAAGCTGAATTGAATAAGTGTATTTCATATAACATAGTTCAAGATACAAAAAATCGCGTTGAATGTCATTATCTCGAAATTACTTATGCAAACAAAGAAGAAACGATCTCGAACGCAAAAGATCTTTTCTTGCAGGGAAGAGGTTCTTTACAATATTGGGTTGCAGCTTGCGGCATTTCTCCCGAAGCATATTTCGCCCTTCTTGACGAAGAGGTTGAGGAAGATTTTGAACATAAATATCCCGTTCATGCTACCTCATATAACACGTCTGGCGATCAGTCTCCAGGAAGACCGCCTGACAACACAAGCAATAATGAGAATACATTGCAGAGCAAATCAAATAATTCAAACGCGATGCCGAAACCGTCTACGAGGTAATGGGATATGGGAAAAATAAATCCGAATTCTACATATACAATGAATGGTGTTCGAGTTAAAGAAAAAATCATACCAGATAGTATGAAATGGACGAACGCTACACAAGCAAAAAACGCAGGATTCAGTGTTGGGAATAAATACAAGGCTTGCCAGAAATTGTCATCAGGCTCTGGAAAAGTTCAGTATGTAACAATTCACAATACAAACGATCTTGCTTATGTCGTTGATGACGCGGAGCAATATGTTCTTGCCACATATAATGAGGCGATGCTTTCTTCTCGTGTTCATTTTTATATTGATGAAAACGGCGCATGGCAGACGCTTCGCGCCGGTACTGGATTATGTGCGAACGACTCCTTTGGACAAGCAGAGGTCGGATGGCATTCGGGCGATGGCTCTGTTGCATCCGGTGGGAATCAGACAAGCGTTGCTCTTGAAATCATTATGAGTGAAAGTACAGCGTCGGACAAAGTTGCTTACGATAACGGCGCAAAAATCGCTGCATGGCTTCTTTGGAAAAACAACCTTCCAATAAGCCGACTTGTTTCACATACCTATTGGGTAAACAAAATGTACGGAAAAATTTTTAATGACGTTGACGAACAATGCACAAATCTCATTCGTGGGTTAAAGTGGTGTCCTGCCTATATCTTCGGTTCGGATAATCATGCGACTGCCTTGAAAAACTGGAAAACCTTCAAATCGGTTGTGAATGGGTATTTAACCGCTCTTTCAAAATCCAAAACTACCGCTCCGACAAAGTCCGTCTATGGCGAGTATAGCGACGGAAGTGATGCTTATGCGAAGCGGATTTGGGATTATTTCTACTATAAAATCGGAAATGAGTACGGTGTAGCCGGGTTGATGGGTAACATGAAGATGGAGTCAAATCTGCGATCCAACAATATGGAGGACGGTTATGAATCGAAGATCGGATATACCGACGAGACTTACACCGCAGCCGTTGACAACGGAACATATACAAACTTCATATACGACAAGGTTGGATATGGGCTTGTTCAATGGACGTTTTGGAGTTTGAAAAGAGACTTACAGGCATTTTGCAAATCGCGCGGAACGTCCATAGGTGATTTTTCGAGTCAACTTGATTTTCTGTATAGCGAATTTGAAAATGAATTTCCGAGCGTTCTTTCTGCGTTGAAGAAGGCAACTTCTGTCCGTGAAGCATCAGATTATGTTCTTATGAATTTTGAGCGTCCGGCAGATATGGGTACGAAGATGCAGGAGACGCGGGCAAACTTCGGTATGGAATACTACAACAAGTATGCTGTTAATAAGAAAAAGACGTATGCGGACAGCTACACGTCAAATGGTTACACTTATAGGCGATGCAAAAAGTTTTATATTGTCTATCACGATTCCGTGAAATCTGCGGCAAATTATGGAAATTTCTGCAACGCTGGATTTTTCGGAAAATATGCAAACGCATCTGGTAAGATATATACATTACCCGTAGCCAATTTAGTCTGTGATCCGTGGAAGATTCCGTCAGAAGGTTATGAGGATGCAAAGAAACATCTTGTAAACGGGAAGCTGCGATTTTGTACGTCAGACCCACATTCGAAACAGTTCCACGGGAAAAAGGTGTCTACTCTGATTATTCCAAAAACTGGATCGCCATATATTGACGAAGTGAGCGAAGCACCGCAGGATTCCATCTACGCGGTTAGCGGCATTCCGGTCATTCGTAAAGGTATTGATGTAAGTTATAGCGATACCGTAAAGCCGCAGGGATGGGATGATTCTCCGCAAAGACCCACTTATAGAAACTGGATTGGATTGAGGAACGGCGAGATTTGGTTAATCACCGGTACGACAAGCACAGATAACTACATCGCAAAATCTGAGTTTTATAACAAAGTTAAAGATGAATGTTTCTCCGATGTTATTGCGCTTGACGGAGGCGGTTCATATTATTACATCGACAATGGCAAGGTTAAACAAGATAGCGAACCTCGCCGTGTCAACAATTTAATTGTATTTTCATAATGCAGTAAGGAGCTATGAGTAATCGTAGCTTTTTACATATATATTTCATGACGAAAGGCGGTGAACTTGATTGAAGACGTTTGAGCTTGCTCAAAAAGAGTCAAAAAATGGACGCAGAAAGTTTGTTACTATCCTGCATGAAATTTACCCTGATAGCTGTATCGACGAAACGAACGAGGCTGGCACACAGTACAACTTAAATGGAATAACGTGGATTGAATCTTACTGCGAAGCGGCTTTACCTACAATAAAGGGTATGAGCTTACGAGCCGAATTCCTCGATGAAGATAGAACCGAACTTTGCGGTCATGGCTCAACAGGATTAGTTGATGGTCTTCCGACATTTGAAAACGCGGTTCAAATCGGAACCTTCCAAGAGGGTTACATTGACGATGTGGAAGTCGATGGCAAAACGATAAGAGCCTGTATCGGCGTTGGAGAAATTGATGGATTGTGCTATCACAACTTCTGTGAAAAGCTCGAAAAGGAAATTGAAAGCGGCGAATTCCCGGATTGCAGCGTTGAAATTCTGAAAACCGCAGGAAACGATGAGATCGTTTACAAATACGGTTACAAGGATAAAGGACGCATCCCTGCCGAGTTTGAATATAGCGGATGTGCGCTTTTAGGAATCAAAGCTGCCGATGCCGCCGCAAAAGTTCTTGAATTTAACGAAAATCTTAACAAGGAGGAATACTCTATGAATGAGGCTGAAATCAAGGCTTTTATCGAAGAGACGGTTGAGAAGTACACGGCGCATGTCGCGGAAATCAATCAGGTGAAAGCTGAGTGTGAGCAGAAGGTTAGCGAGGCTAACGCCGCTGTCGAAGCGATTACTGCTGAGAAGAACGAAGCTATTGCGAACTCCGCTCAAATCCAAGCCGCCCTTGATGCTGCCCGTGCTGAACTCGAAGAGAAGTATAAGGAAATCGACACTATCTATGCCGAACTGAATACCCTCCGCGAAGAGCTTGGCAAGGCGAAAGCTAAAGAGCGCATTGGCGAAATGAACGAGGCGATTAAGGACTTCACCGAAGAGCAGAGAGCTTACGCGAAGGACGAAATCGAGGCGTTTAATAATGATCCGATCAATTCTGAAATCAATTCCGTTGTTGACAAGATTCTGAGAGAGATCGGAAAGAAGTCTTTTGATGAAAGCAAAGTTACTGAGCAGAACGCGGCTCATGAACCGGATGTTGTCGATATTTTTTCGGAAGTAATCGATACTCCCGCCATCGAAGACACAAACATCTTTTAATTTTACAGAAAGGAAGTAATATAAAATGATTAAGTGCGCGGCAAATTGTCGTGTGCATAGTCCGTTGCAATCGAAAGGTTGCAATGAATCCCTTTGAATTGCTGGGAACCCCTTAGAGCCATATTACCAAAGCGAAGCGATGAAATAAGCGCAAGCGTTATGGATTGAAAAGTATATGGATTGGGAAATCAGCAGCCAAGCCGCGAACAGCGGAAGGTTCAACGACTATCGGCTGAAATGCCGTTAGGGGACAAGCGTCCCCGAAGTGGAGGGCATCTAAACCAAATTGGTATGATGAATGATATAGTCTGGACTTGATCGAAAGAGCAAGAAGCTGAAAGGCTTTCACGGCGTAGCGAACCGATTGCTAATTCATTGAAATATAAAAGGAAGGAGGCGGCAAAATGAAAAGAAAAACGAATGAACAATTCTGTAAAGAAATGAAGGAAAAACATCCAACATTGGTTATTCTTGAAGAATATAAAAACGGACGAACAAAAGTAAAACTTAAATGCTCTGTTTGCGGATTTGAATTTGCCGCCACACCCGGAAGTTTATTGGCTGGCTCCGATTGCCCTAAATGTGCGTGTGTTGTTACTAAAACAAATGAAGAATTTCTAAGTGAATTTAGAGAGAAAAACCATCATAATATAACACAATTAGAGGAATATAAAAATAATCACACTAAAATAAAATTCTTGTGTAATGATTGTGGAAACATATGGAATGCAAATCCACAATCAATATTACGAGGTCAGGGTTGTTGCAAATGTTCAAAAAGGATAAGGAAAACACAAGAAGATTTTGTAAATCAAATGAAGGAAAAACATCCAAACATTGAAGTTGTTGGTGAATATGTAAATAACAGAGTTAAGGTGGAATGTAAGTGTAAAACTTGCGGAAAGACATTTATGGGTACACCACACGCTATGTTAGATGGTGGCAACGATTGTCCTAATTGCAAAGTGTCTACCGGCGAAAGGAAAATCCAAGAGTGGTTACAAAATAAAGGTATTGCGTATTTAAGAGAGCATACTTTCTGTGATTGTAAAGACAAACACGTTTTACCTTTTGACTTTTACATACCATCAAAAAATGCTACAATAGAATTTGACGGAAGACAACATTATATTCAGAATGATTATTTCGGTGGAAAAGATGGATTTGAAAAAACACAACAGCACGACAAGATTAAGACGGATTATTGTTTGTCAAACAATATCAACTTAATCAGAATACCATATTGGGATATAAACAATATAAGCACAATATTAAATAATGAATTAGCAAGCTGAATAACAAACATCGTAAAGTAAAGACTTTGGGACAAATCGATGTTGCGAAGCTCGATCCTACTCTCACTGATTCTGGTGAAATTAAGAACTATAAGTTCATCACGAAGAACGGCATCCTTTATCTGGTTGCCAATACCGTTGTAGGCGATAGCTCCTATGAAGATGACGTTACATTTGCTGCCGGTGAATACCTGAATGGTTGGGACGTTAAGGCTTGGGAGGGTCAGAGACTTATCATCGATGCGAAGCATATTACAGAGACATATGCCAACATTAGTGTTACCGCCGGTTCTGAGACCCTTCTTGGTGTTGACACTTCTACCGCCGGTCACGTTGGCGATCTGAAAAAGATCGACTCTGCTCCTTCGTCTGGTATCTACTTCAAGTGCATGAAGAAGTGCAGACTGACCGAAGATGCGGTCGAAGTTCAGATTATTGTCGTAGACAAAGACACTACTACGGGCTGATTGAATGAACAAATCTAATAGAAAGGAATATTGAATATGAACACTACTTTTGAACTTAATAACATTCGTCGGGATTCTGATATTTTCGATAACAAGTTCAACAAGAACTCTCCTATTGTCGAAGTGTTCTCCGCTATGGTGAACGGTGAGTCCCTTGATAAGTTTGGTGCAAAGGGCGACAAAGCCGTTGCTTACATTAAAGAGCTTGGCGAGAGAGCAGAAAAGGGCGATACCATTGCCGCTGTCGAATTGAACGAACTGAGACGTTTCATTCTCGAAGAGCCTGTGCTTGAAGCTGCGAAGCTGTTTAGCACGTTCGGCAACTATACCGCTGTTGGTATGAACGACACCGTTGAGCGTGAGGTTTACACTCTCGTTGGCGAAGCCGCCCGCGAACAGGCGAACAACGGTGACGTTGTGTTCCCTGTTACCTATAAGAACAAGTACCCCGTTCCTACGACAACTATCTCCGGCGGTTACGCTGTTGACTATCGTAGGGTTGCTCTCGGCGATATGAGCCATGAGAACACGGGTATCAACCTCGTGAAGACCATTATCTTCAACAAGGCGCAGAATTATGTCTTGAAAACTATTTACAATGCTATTCACGGACTTTCTGCTACTGATCCTGACAAGAATATCCATGAAGCATCCACCCTTACAAAGGCGGGCGTTGATGGCGTTTTGACGAAGGTTCGCAGACACGGCAGACCTACTGTCTTTGCTGACTATGCCGTTCTGTCTCAGTTCACCGCTTGGGCTGGCTATGTTGGCTCTATCTCTACTAAAGATGTGATTGGAATTTCTCAGAAGGTTCTGGACGAGCTTGCCGCGAACGGCATCCTTTCCGTGTACAACGGCGCGATCCTCTCCGAGATTCGCAATCCTTACGACCATTATCAGCTTAACGCTGCCGGTACTGACTACAATACCCTGCTTCCTGCTGGTCTTGCCGTTGTCGTTCCTGCTGGTGTTGATTCTCCTGTGGCTACATGGACTCGTGGCGGTCTGACCTCCTTCACCGGCAACGATGTGAAGACCGGAACCGTTATGACACGTTTCGATCTCGAAGTCGCGGCTGACGTTGCGAAGGGTAGAGAGCACGAGCTTGGTCTTATCTATGATAGCACAATCGCTGGGGTCTAATTAGTTTTATAAACATAGACCAAATATCGCGGTATGAATTCTTGTCAGCCTACCGCGAGGCGCGGTTAAATAAGAATAAAGAGAATAACAGTCCTCCCTCCCAATCGGGGGAGGGCTGTTTGTCTAAATTGGAGAAACCGAATGAGCGAAAACATCTTCTTTTGTTATTCGTATAAGCTCTTCCACTTCCTGTGTGCTTTTGGCGAGAAGTGTAATGGTTCAAATGTGAACAACAACACAGGGTGTAGATATTGGGTTTTCAATAAGTCGAATCGACTTGATAATATTATAAAATTGTACAATAGAGTAAAACACGAAATTGTTAATTGAAATCATAAACATTA